AAGGTACATGACAAGAATGCTGACGACTACATGGCTAAGGCTTCTATGTTCTTGAGCATGGACGAATGAGTATCATATAAGGATAACGTATAGTCTTGCTCAATGAGCAGTAATAATAATAACAAGCGCAAGCGACGAGCCATCGTTGAGATCCTCTTCGAGCATGGCCCTTGCACTCGTGAAGAAGTAGCGGCTCATCTAAGTAATGTGCGTGGTGTTCGTCATGTACCTTCACCTAACAGCATCTCAGCATTGATGTCTAAGAATCCTCAGACAGTCATTGTTGGAAAGCAAAAGGTAGAGGCGACGAATGGCGAGAAGTCCTTTCACATGCTGTTCGATGTTGATCGTGAAGTAATCAAGGAGATTGGTGATTTGATTTATACTCGACCGATCTCGATTATGACTCCGAAGGAGAAGCAAGTCGCTGTCCAGTGCAAGCACTGTGGGTGCACACGTATTATGCCAGATCAGGCTACCAAATGTCTGACATGCCAACGTAAATCGTAGGCGTTATATACTGGTGTGTGTTATTTCATTGTATGCGTGAAGTATGGGCAGTAAAATACAGACCTAACGACCTAACCGAGTTTGTTGGACAGGACTCTATGCGTGATGAGTTCCAACAAATCATTGAAGGCAAAGCAAAGCCACAGCACTACATCTTCTATTCTCCCGAGCCGGGAACTGGCAAGACCAGTCTCGCTCACATCTTAGCAAAGAAGTTGGATTATGTTATCCACCAATACAATGCGTCGAGCAAACATCAGCGAGGTATCGAGTTCGTTGAACAAGACCTTGCGCCTAAGACAAGGCTCGGTCAGTATGAAACCTTCTTCTTCTTGGACGAAGCGGATCAACTGACACCTGCCGCACAATCGGCACTCAAAGGTGTCATCGAAGGAGCGCAGGGCTACTTCATCTTGACCTGCAATGACCTAAGCAAAGTCAGCCGATGGCTACAATCTCGATGCCAAGTGCGAGTATTCCAACCGCTTGACACCGAAGATGTACTTGTCCGACTCCGGGCAGTAGCCAATGCTGAGAATGTGTCCATTGCTGATAGTGGACTGGCACTGATCGCTAAGGCGCATGAAGGCGACCTTCGCAACTCTATCAATGCCCTACAAGCATACCACACCATGCCCGAAGGCTCGAAGAACAACTTCTTGCTCGGCTTGGACAAACCCGATCTGGATGCTAAGCGTTTTCTCACTCTATGCTTGCGTGAACAGCAAGTCGAGGATGCTGTCAAGATGATACATCCCAACCCCAACCTACGTCGAATGATTGATGCAATCTTCGAGTATGGTATCAACTCACCTGCTAAGGCCGATAACAAGTTGAAGTTAGTCGAGGCCGCAACACAGGCCCAACGTGACCTGATCGACGGAGTAGAAGATCACTACGTTGCGTGGGACTTTTGCAGACGACTGGCGAAGGCTTGATATACTGGAGTGGGTGACTATTAGAATGGAGGCAAACAATATGCAAGTTAATCAGATGATTGAACGAATAAGTAAGAATATCGGATGCAACGAAGACACGCTACGTGCTCGAATGGACAGTGTACTGTCCGAGCACAAGGGTGCTTGGTTGGATGCGGGAAAGACAGACGAGGACTGTCAAGTGAACGCACTACGAATCGCAGGTCGCCAGATCAAGAGCGAGGGTGAAAAGTTGAAGCGCAGTGGGGCAACTCTCTTCGAGGGTATGTTCGTCAGCGTTCCACGCTACAAAGACTGGGCTGAGTTGGCTTACAAGAAGGCCGCTAAGACCATCATTGATGGCAACCCTACCGTAGTCGAGGCTCTCATCGAGCAAGGCAACGTAACTCTTTTCGAGGACAACAACGACGGTACGTTCACAAAGAAGTACAATCCCTCACTCTACCAACGTGTTGAGTTCGAGGAAGGTATGGAAGAGGCTGAACTGCAAAGCCTACCGAAGAACACCTATGACGCAGGTAATGGAATCCACTTCCATTTGATTTGGGACAAGACGAACTTGACGTTCCCGTCTGGTGACAACAACTTCAAGTACGGTGCACCACGCCCTCTCTCTGAGAAGGATCGAACGTGCTACTTCTTGGGTCGCAAGGCAGGTACTTCTGATGAAGTCAAGTTGTGGTCGTTCCGTTTCAACGGTGCTCTCGCTGAGCAACAACCACCTGCGTTCGTCGCAGGTAGTATCGCTATGCGCCCTGCTCGTCAAGGCGAAGTAGCCTACGGCAAGGCGGGTATCTCGATCTTCAACCGTGACGATTCAGTCCAGTCCATCTTCTCCGATGCACCTGACGCTCTTGTTGCAGGTCTTGACCAGTTCGCTACTCTCGAGGGTGGACTACAAGACATTGAAGCATACGTTGGTACACTCGATGACAAGCAACGATGGGATGCGCTTGCCGCTGTCATCTGTGAGGCTGTTCACATCGACCCACGTGACAACGGTGGTTTCATCATCACCGTTGGTGATCTGGACATCATGAGTACTGCGGGAACCGTAGACATCTACGTTCCACATACCCAGTCGAGTCTTGTTGATTTTTCAGTAGGCTCTACACTCATGGTAGTCGGTTCACCCTACATCAGCCGAGATGGTGAAGGCAAGTTGGCCGTCACTGGTTGGTGGTGCGCTGAGTCTCTCTCAGCATCCATCCCATCCGAGTCTGATGAAGAGGGAGGTTGGGACTGATGGCTTGGGCTAAGCAAGAACAGAAGGTTGAGGTCGCCAAAAAACCTACATTCGGTGTCGAGCACTATCGAAACTTGTTTTCGATGAAGCGTGAGAACCTTGCACCGATCCGTATGGCGTTGGTTGGTAAAGAAAATACTGCCAAGACTGGGCTTGCTTGCGACATCGCTCTCAAGCACACAGACAAAGGCATAGTAGTTATCGACTGTGACAACAGTGCACAGAACACTGTTGATTACTTGGTATCATCAGGAGTCGATGGTGCTGAGCGAATCCGAGTCATCCCCATCATTGATGAGTTGGATGACGCCATGTGGAACGATGACAACACAACCAACTGGCCTGCTGTCGTCGCCAAGATTGAATGGTTTGCATCCTTCTTGGCTGAGGAAAAAGACCAGATCGGTGCTGTCGTTTTCGATGGCGGTTCTACCTTCATGAAGTGGTGTGAGTTCGTTATGACCGACCGACTTGTTAGTCGGGGTATCATCAACGACCAAAGTGACAACTTCAATCAGAAGGAATGGCGTGAGCGCAACAGCATCTTCCGGGGTGTTCTTGATCGACTCACTGCTCTACCAATCCCATACGTGTTCTTCACCTTCCACTTGAAGGATGAGCAACAATACGTGGACAATGGATCTGGTCAGAAGGTTCTGATGAAGGTCGGTAGCAAAGTCGATTGGGTCAAAGGTACTCAGCGATTCGTCAGCCAACAGGTGTGGCTCACACGCTACACCAAGAAGGGTGATCGAGCCGCAGGTGTCGAGGCCGACAAGTCTCTCAAAGATGGACAGTTCGTTATCCGGGCGAGCATCGAAGAGATGAAGGGTCGCAACATGGAACTTTTGGGCAACACTTATGATGTCCTCTCGGTTCACAACGACGACATCTCATGGCAGGGCCTACCAGTCTCGTGGGGTGATGAGTGATGCATCAAGCGGAAATCGAACGCTTGAGCAAGCGTGTTGCTGAACTAGAGCGCAGTCTCGATGATATGTACATCATCATCAACGCTCTCGAAGGCAACGGTGATTTGATTTACCAGATCACCCAGTACATCGCACGTCGAGATGGTGTTTCTGAATCGGAGGTTGCTTTCAGATGACTAAGGTTTCAATGCCACGCAAGGCACTTGAGGAGTTGCTCACTGCTACTCTCCGTCCTCAAAATGTCAATGGTAGCAATATCGATCAGGTCGATTCATGCGTCATTGACACACTTGATAACAAGGTTAGTACCTTATGTATCGTCAAGGATGGGACGACGAGCCTATCGTCGTTCTCCTTTGCTCACGAGACTACGGGTACAGTCATACCAGTGCCGAACATTCACCGCCTTCTCGGTGTGTTGAAGTTTCATTCTGATGTTGTCACGTTGGAGGACAAGGGTGGTAAAGTCCTTGTCAGATCCAAAGGCAAACAGACTACGCTACTTGGTGGCTTTGATGCTCTGTCCTACGCCAACAGTCAAATGACATTGACTGAGGCCGATGACAAGGCACACGAGCGAGCCAGATCCATTGACGGCAACACTTATGTGATGGCTAACGGTGAGCGAAGAACACCGTTTGCAGTAGTTCGCTTGGATGCCAAGGAATTGTATGAGGCTCTACGCTGTGACGCTATCAACGGACAGCGACTCAACCGCTACAAGTTCGCAGCAAAGCATGGTGAACTGACTGTCACCGTTGGCGATCCGTTCAAAGGCGAAACAACTACGTTTCTTGAAAACGACTTCCCAGTCGAGGACTTCGAGGCCACCTTTGAAGGTGGGTTGGAGAACGTGGTCAAGCACTACTCCAAGCACGTGGTTCTCAACTTCTTTGACTTTAGGGAAGAAGGACAGGGCATTCGACTGTTGATTAACTTTGACAACGGCGACTGGGTATTTCAGTGCGGGGTCTTGTGATGCCTTTTCAGAGATACCCTCTACCGAAGGGTGTCACTGCGAAGGAGTACGAGGCTGCTCTTGAGTACACTGGTTTAGAGGAATGGATCTTCAAACGCAAGA